TTTCCAACTCGACATTGTATAGAGCGTTAGTTGTTGCTGCTCTGTGATTCTTGCTCGTGCCTGTCATTGGTCGTGGTGCTAGTGCGCGCAAGGATGGCGATCTCCCTGTCGATGTCAGTCCGTTAATGAGAGTTTGTTGGAAATCTTCTGCTCGCTTTGCGATATCTCCTCGTCCCGGTAGATCAAAGCGACAAACTCCGCTTGCTCTGAATATCACGCCAGCGTTCAGTACGGCTCTGTAGACTCCTTTAGTATCCATTGCTAGTGACATCTTTAGGAATTGTAAGTCTGAAATCACGTGGCACTCTTCCAATGTAACTTTGTGGCCAGTTCGTTCAAATGCACTCTCGAGGTCAGCTACTGTTTCGAATCTGCTTTTTGAGATCTCGAAGAATGCGTGTTCATGTCCTGATGTATTCACCTCGCTAGTGATTCCGATTCCACTCTGTAGGTATGATTCTAATGGTTGTAGATGGATTTGACGCCGTTTGTCCCGTGAGAATAGAACCATATTTGCTTTTATTTGGCCGCGAATTGCTCGTCTTGTTCTTTCATCTATCTTATGTGCTCTAAAGAACCATTCGAAGAATGCGTCAGTGTAGCTAGCATCATTAGTCGAGAAATCTACGTTGAATATTCTGCGTTTCCCTGCTATGTAGATTGCCACTATCGCGTCATCTGAGAAGGCTAGTATGTGTCCAGAATCTCCATTCCATATCTCCAGTAACTCCACTGCTACTCTTGATGGGTTCGGTGAAGCTAAGAAGATAAACTTAACTCCTCGATGATATATCGGTTTATCATCCTTCCACTTCTTGATCACTTTGGCTGTAGGCACTGTTTGTAAAGATGCTGCTATCCCTGGGTTTACGATTACCCTCTGATACTTGCGCCATTTTGATGTCTCTCCTGCTTTTCCCTTCACTTCCGCGGCATCTATGTGCGCATCTCGGTATGCGTCTCCTTCCTCTACTCCTCTTTTGTAATCTTCTTTTCGTCCGGCTTGTTTTTCATGGGGCTCTTCGGTTAGCTTCTCGCGCATCGTATCATGGTCGTATTCATATATTATTGGTCCTCGCTGTTCCATTACTATTTGCAAAGCTTGTTCATTTTCCTGTATCCAGTTCCGCTGATTCTCTCTTAGCATTGTATCATATTCATTAGTTTCTAGAGGATACCCTCTGTGTGGTTCTGGGAAGATACAGCATGTCAATCGTGTCAGCCCTTGACTCAAATTATAATCGCTCATATCTAGTATTGCCCCATTGTGCGCAAACAGGTATCCGTATGCACTCCTGTAATGTCCGTTTGTGTTTTTGTATGTGTCTCCGAAATCTAACCAGTTGTCTTTAAAGAACTTCTTTCCTCGTACGCATTTAAATCTATAGTTGAATAAGAAGAATTTCTTCACATCGCTCTCACATGGCATAATATTCATAAACCCAGTCTTATAAATCCCGCTTGTCAGAGCGGGATACTTGGAAATTAACGAAAATGGAGCGTATCTCGCGCATCTCCTCTGAAATTTCGGCGCTCATCGCCGCATTTAGTCACATGAGGCATGCTCATCATTAGCGTTTGCTGTTTTATTGCCATTATGTTAACGCACATCAAGACGGACATGAGTGTCGTTCGGATGTTTGATTCGCTCAAGTACTCAGGATCGAATTCTTTGACGCTATTCATTAGTTGTCCTGTGCGGTATGTGATGAATGTTAGGGTTGGATCATTTATTGTCGTTAATGCAAAACCTGAGTCCGGGAAATGCTTCGCATTCAATCGCGCTATCAATTCTGGGAAAACATCTGTCTCCATTATTCCGTCGTACATAGCTTCCATTAATTGCACCGTATATGTGTGTCTCGCATACCTCTCTTTCTTCACAAACATGCGCAGGAACCATCTTACACGATAGTTGCGCTGAGTGATTATCTCTGGGTGAGTTTCGGCACACAACAGATGCAGCCTGCTTGGAGGGATCTTGTTGACCGGATTTTCATACACTATGTACCGCCATATGGCAGATAAGCCATAATGGATTGTATCCAGTATTGTCATGATTTTCAGTCTGTCGCTTCCTAACTTTGCGATCATTATGTATGTCCGTTCCGTCCTAAGATTCGGGTTTATTTTCGGTGGTACATACGCGCACATTCTTCGTTCTAATCTCATTCTGTTTCCCTCTGCGAGCTCTCCAGGTGTCTGGGTACTTTCGTTATGCTCACTTGAGTTTGTCAGGCTACTTATTTCGCTTCCGTCATTTGTTCGTCCTTCGTCATCCTCTGTATTGTAAGTTGTTATCGTTGATGGTGTCTCCTCAGATGAATTTAGGCTGTGAGGTTCATTCAGCTCTATCCATGAATCTTGCTCGCCGAAACCACTGTCTGTACTGCCGTCACTTGATACGCTCTCTGTATCTTCTGTCCCTTCCGCACTATCTTCTGTCGCATACGTTGCAACCGTGGATAGAGTCACCTCTGAGGTATTTGAGCTTTGTAGCTCATTCTGATCTATCCATGATTCTTGTTCTCCGGAATCTCTACTCTCTCTGCTGCCACTTGAAGAACTTTCGGATTCTTCTGCTCCATCTTCTTTTCGCTGCGCTTTGACCATATTCCGGTACTTCTGATATACCGCATTAGCTTTTGGACGAGTATCTTCTATTCTTTCTCTTTCTGTTCCTGTCCATCCTCTCTGCTTCCCGACTTCGGTGTAGCTTTGATCAACCTCTCGACAATACATATGCACGTGTTCTTCTGGATCTTCTTTTACACAGCAACCTTTGAGGCACGGAACTCGGAATGCTCGGCGTACATGATCCGGATCTCCCTCTTCTTGTGGTGCTTCTCCTAATAAATGTCCGCCTTTTGGATCTGCGTCGTAGCGTGGAGCTAGTCCTATACAATCAGCATCCTCTAGCAATGCCTCGTCTATACTCTTAAATCCCTTATGATAGTGATAATGCGTCCATCCAGGGTTGAGCTCATAACACATTTCGACTTCACATTCACATATGTCAGCTATTTTGACAGCCCGAGGTTTCTCCTGTGCTTGTTTCTCAGCTATGCGGCGCTTCGCACCACTTAAGCGCTTTCTGTGTCCATGCTTCTTCTGATTACACGGTTCTCTTACGCACGGTTGTACCTCCTCCGGTCCGTCTCCTGCGTTGTCTGAAGCATATGCTGGCCCGAAGATTCGCCAGTCGGGATTCCGCTCAAATCCCTTCGGCTTCACTACAAAGAATCGCTTTCCGTTCGCTGTGTTAGTCTCTATGCGGTATTGACCATACTCTGTTGTGACGTCACTTTCTGTTTCTATTAATGTCCTAATTATCATACTATAGGCGGTATCATGCCACAAGTTCGCTCTTGCTCGCTCAGTGTATTCCTTTATTGGCTGTACGTGTTTTGCTTTCAATCGTGACTGTTCTCGTTTTAGAATCCCTTGTATGTTGTCGAACGTCACTTGGTCTAGCTGCACGGGTCCATCTCCAGCTGGATCACTCGAATATTCTGGTCCTAGTAGGAGTTTGCGTCGTCCTCGTGCTGTGGTCTTTTGTCCTGGTACTATTTTGCTGTATGTTTTCCCTCCTGTTGATCTTTCCAATACACTAGCTCCCAACCAATATTGAGAATCTGGATGAAAATTTCCTTCATAAAATTCCTCCTGGATAGCATCTAGTGCTTGCATCTTCGCTGGTGGTCCAGTTGGTCGACTGTATGTTGCTTTTAAGTACATCCTGAGATGATTTTCGCTGTATGGTTCCGCTTGACGATTCAGCCAATCTACTGATACACGCAATATTGGTGTTAGGTACTTATGTAAACGAATCTTTCCCACTGCCACGATCCCTGTTTTGCTATACGCGCGATCCTTATCTTTATCCTTCAACACTCGGCCACAATATGGTCTTGCCATCCTCTCGTCCTTATGTTTCTTAGCGTTCTCTTGCCGACCTCTCTGCGCACCAGGATCTTCTGCTTCGTCCTCAAGTGCGCGTTGGTTCTTTATTACTTCCGCGTCGCTTCTCCCAAAACGTGTCTCCGCGTCTTGATCTGCGAAATTGTCTTCATCACCCTCTTCCCCCGACCCGTCCTCTGAATTCCACTCTTCTCCTCCGTACCCGTCATCTCCTCCTCCCCGTAGGTTCGGATTAATAAGACCGGCATACTCTGCTGCTTGCTGTCCCTTGTATGGTACATTTTGGCGCAAGATTGCGGATTGTTTGTTAGTTGTTTTCATGATCTCTTAAGTCGGTGCTGCGTTTACAGCTTATCCACTTTACGATGTGGCCTCCTCCCAGTCGCCCGGGTTGCGTTGTTTGTTTACCGTTAAACAGTGATGATCTCCCTCCTTAGAGGAGCATCATCGCGAGGGATCCGGCAATCTCCTCGTTTTGCGGCTTTAGTGCTACCTTAGCTACCTTACTGAACAAATTGGTGCCTTTCTTTTGACGTGACGAATTCTTGAGTAGCGCTGTTGCGACGTGCGCCGCGAACGGTTCTAGTGGTGCGTCACTGTGTGTGTCGTGTGCTGCGGTGATCGCTCCGATTATGTTCGAAAGCTCATGGGGTGCTCCTACGCTCGGAGTATTGAGTCGCTGGAAATCATTACTCGTTATCTCCCAATGTGTGATCAGCTCAACCTCGAAACTCCTAGCCGAACTTGAGTCGTTTGTGTGGACTGCTGCGATCACTGGGATTGATCGTCGTCCGTTCACTGTCCAACCTATCAGCGAGTCTTGTCCTATATACGCGTACGCTCCACTCTGCTCTTGGTCTGTCTTTGTAATTGGAGTCCCGCGTCCATACTGACGATACTCCAGATTTCCAGTGTTTGCCCATGGTATCATAACCCTCCCCTCTGGTGCGCGCGCTAGGTGGTAGTGCTTATTTTGGAAATCATCCTCAATTATTCCGATAAGATCTTTGATTGCACTTCCGGGCTGATCTTCTACGTTCACCAATGGTTCAAAGCCAGTCATGACTTTAGCGCTGATTGTTCCGGTTCGTCCTGTGATTGATCCAGTCTGGGTGATGCTAAGTCCTGCTGAAACCACTCGAACCTGAGCTTCCAGGTAATCTCCCGAGGTATAATTGAACATCGAATTGTTATTCTTATGATAGATGTTCATCCCGGCAGGGATTGTTGGTGCTGCCATTGTCACACCTGATGTCGTGAATGCTCCCACGGTTGATTCTTGGTAGATGATCAAGTCTGCGCTATCATTGTTTGGGCATGGGGTGACAAACGCGACCATTCGCATTCCCGGCTGTAGATTTACCCTCATCTTTGTCTTTGTGTCATACTTGTGAC